CTGCTCCCTTTCGTCAACTTCGCTGACTGAGGGTTTGTCTACAGCCTGTTTTTCAGCACGTTTTTCAGCCTTTGGATCATCATCCAGACTTACTTCAACGGACTGATGGGCCTCTTCGGCCGGAATTTCTACGGATTCGCCGGGTTTTTCTTCAATATCATCCATTTTCAAGCCCTTAGTAGATTGAATCAGGGTCATTCAGGCGCGAACGGACGGCAATGTCGGTCAAAATCCGACAATCTACCGTATCATCCTTGGAATAGTTGCCGCGAAGCGTGTTCAGCGTGACGCGCCAGCCATCAGAAGGTCGAAAAACAATCCAATCGCCTTCTTTAATGTCGCGGAACGATTTGCCTTCATCATCAAGATAGGCTGTCGGACCCATTTTAAGGACCAAACCGACTTTTCCCTGATGCAAATCTTCCTCTAAGTGCTTGTCCGTAAGGATAATTCCCGACTTCGTCTTTGTCGGACGCTTGTAGATAGCAACCAGAATGTCGCTACCAAACATTTCAATCCCATCAAGGGAACCAACTTTTGCAAGGATGGCCTCACGCGGGTCAATCTCATGCAGCATCGCAACTGACGGCATGTCAGCTATTTCCTTTCTCCGCCCAAAACTTTCTTCTGGGCTTCTTGTGCGACCTCAAGAGCGTCTTGAAGGCCCTTTAGACGACCAACGCGATAGCGGTAATCGTCAAAGCTCTGTGCCTTGCCGGTAATCAGTTCAGCGCCAAGCTTCTCTGCCATTTCCGACAAGGATTGTTTTAATTCCTGATATAGTCTCAGGTCTAAATTCACTTTGTCCTTCCACCTTTTCTACGCGGCGGAACAGCGCCTATGCCCGCACGGGTGGCTAATGCAGATTGCTCAGCCATCCCGATTGCACGGGGGTCAGGATGGGTGGGAACCGCTGTTTTGGCAGCGTAGTCCCGCGCCGCCGGAGTCATTCCCGCATAACCTGTCGGAAAACTCCCCGGCGGCATCTCACCCGTTGCCATTCCGCCTACTTGAAACCCCTACGGGATTCCTTCGGCGGCCATCCTTTCGCATTCTGCAACTCAATCTTTTCCTGCCGGCCTTCGCCAGATCCAGCGCCAGCGGTCAGGTCAGAGGCGTCACGAATGCGCCCGCCACGCTTGCGGCCCATCGGCATACCGCCCGGAGGCATACCACCCGGAGCGCCACCCATCGGAGGGGCCGGCGGGGGAGCCATAGGCGCAGCAGCCATCGGGGGAGCCATCGGCATCTGGGGCGGCGGCATCATGGGCGGGGCCTGCATCGGGGGGCGTCCAGCCGGAGCGCCGGGAGCCGGAGGCATAGCCGCCTGCTGCTCGCCACGACCAGCGCCGACGATAATGTTAACCGTCGTCTTGCCCTTACCAGCAGCGCCACCGGTCGCACGGCCAGCGCGGGCCGATTTGGTGACATTGTTCTCAGGCGTATAGCCAACGGTTTTAACCTCTCCGCCCTTCTTCATTCCTTTAAGGGCAGACGGCTTGACCATCTTCTTGACCAATGAGCGATCTTCCGGCTCATCTTCATGGGCGACGCGACCGCCCTTTTTGTAGTTCTGATACTGGCCAGAACGCTTGGCGGCCTCAGAAGCCGGCGGCATAGCGCGCTTGTCGCTATCGGAATCATTATCCTCGCGACGGATTTCGCCCAGACGCTCAGCCGACTCCAACGCATCTTCCGGCGGAGGAAGCTGACCACCATCGGCGCGCTTCTTGCCCTTGCGAGCGGCCTTATCAAGACGCTTGACAGCCATCTTGCCCTTAACCGAACCGCCAGACTTGCGCATGATGCGCGGGGCGGTCTCTTCGGAAAGCGACGGCTCCTTGTCAATGATCTTCAGGCCAGCCTGCTCGTCGTTGTTCAGGCCCTTCAAGCCATCCCAAGAACCTTTGTCGCTGAAATTCTTGGACTTGCCGCCGTAGCCCGCCAGTTTCTTGGCGTGGCCCTCTTTGGCCTCTTTGCGATATGGATGGGACATAGTTTTACCCTTGCAAGGTGTTTGGTTTACAGACAGCGTGTCTAATGAGAAGCCCGCCGCGCGCGGGGATGAATCTTTGCCGCTTCCTGTATATTATCATACGGATCGGACTTGTTTACAACCTCGCCACCATCGGCAAAGTTAAACCCCTTAAATTCTCTAAATGCTTTTTTTTGGGCATCTTGCTCTTTAGGATTAAATGGAACTATTTCACGGATACCTAAATTTTTTAGCCTTGGCTCCACGTCCTTCATAACTTTTTCAGGCACAACAGCGCCAGCAAACTCACCAAGTTCAACAGCCCTTTGAGGCTTAGCTTCAAAATATTCAGTGGGCATTCCTCGCAAATAATTTAGATACTCCGCCGCTTTTACTCTTAACTCGTCTGGCAAATCTTTATAATCTTGATTAAACGCTGAATATCTACCTTTGCCAACATCTGAAAGTGTTTGTGCAAAACTAGAAGCATGGCCAAAGGAACTATTAGAATACCTAGAATAAGGATGAAATTTCTCTGCTAATTCAAATAGTTTTGCGTTAGCTTCTTCTTTTAATGGCTCAAAATCTTCAGTAGGAATAATTTTATCTCGCATTCTCTGTAACTCTGATAGTTTTTTAAACTGGGGAGTTACAGATGCTCTAACATTACCAGCGCCATAATTGTAATTTTCACCACCTCGAATATTTCCTTTCATTTCACGAACAACATTTTGCATATTCAAAGGCGCATACCTTCTGTAACCGGCAGGGGTATATCCACGAAATATTTTATCCCCCTCGTCGCTTAAATTAGGAAATCTAGGAGAGTATACATCTGATGCAAAAACGGGATTGGTCCGACTAGGAGTTGCAAATTCTTTTCCGCCAACGAGCGTTATATCACCAAAACCCGTAAACCCATGCTCTGGCTTTGCAATTGCTATGCTAGGAACCGGCAATCCCCCCAATTTTTCCGCCATATCAAGGCGATGAGACTTCATGTTGTGTAGCGCAAGTAACGCCTCTTTGGCCGCCTGCTCTGCGGGGGTGATAGCAGCCTGCGCCATGCGGGCCTCAGTCGCCATACCCGGAACAGGCAAAGCAGCCATTAACATGCCCTTGGTGTCGCCCCGGCGCTGCGCTTCCTGCCCAGCCATGACATTGCCAAGCACAGGCGCAAACTCAGCCATATTGGAAATGCCGCGAGCAAACTGCGCACGCTCCGGGCTGGGGCGCTCTTCAGTGCCAGCAACAGTCTGATAAATGCGTTCTTTGATTGTCGGCTCGTAAGCCTTCATCGTAGCTTCGCCCGGTTGCGGGCCTGTGTCATAGCGGACATCTGACTGAGGCATCCGCATGGCAAAGTCATTCTGAGCCATCATGGGCAAGCGAGCGGCTTCCTGAACCTTGGCGTAGGGATCTTCGGGGGCGAACTGCACGTCGCCTTCAACTTCGCCGCCATTGGCGTAACGACGCAGGATTTCAATCGGATCATGCGAAAACATGACGTAGTTGCGCGACCCCTCGCCCGCGCCACGCGAGCCAGCGTCAAGGTATTTGATGCCGGGGATTCCGGCCTCGCGCAGCATGGAAGAAGCCGCAGCGTCGTTTCCAACGCCAGCGCCTGTAACAAATGGGTTTCTTGATTTTTCCCAAATTGTCCGTCCGGTTGCGTCTTTTGCTTCAAGCGCGCGGCGAGCCAAGAAACTTTTTTCTTTCATTTTATCAACGAGCGCCCGAATATGCTCTGACTGCTCACTCAGCGGCCTATCCCAATCCAGCAAATGCTCAGGGTTGGCGTGTATGTCGACTTCATACATGGAGCCGGGCGGGACTTCGTAACTCTGCTTGATGCGTTGAGCCAAATCGCGACTGAACGCATCAGGGGCATTTCCGCCCTTAGCGGATGCCAACATAAGTGCAAATAAGTTATCGTCCGGATCAGGAATGTTATTATTCCGGGCAAACTCGTTTAGTGACGCCCTAGCTTCCGACGCCAAATCACGGTTTCTGGCGGACCATTCATTTGCGCCAGCCCCAGAAGTTCGAGTTAAAGCATCTCTATAGCTTCTAGCTACAGGCTCACTTTCAGCAAAATACAAACCATGCCCATAAGCCTGAGCGCCTTCGCCTGTCCCGATTTTACTAATGTCAAAACGGTCAAACTTGTGCGGCGAACCGTGATACGCGCGGATGGCTCCCTGCATCGGCATAGCTGTGGCCATTGTCTCAGCCGCACCCAGCTTGTCGCCCTCACGCCATTGGCCGGCGGCCTGTTGGACGGCCTGATAGGGATCAACCGGCATAGCGGATTGGACGATCTCAGAGGCAGAACGACCTTCCGGGGAACGCATGGCAGGCTGGCCAGCAATATCCGCCAACATATTATTTACGCGAGAAGCAGCAGTATCCACCGCCTGAACGCCGCGAGCGGCGCGGGCCGGGAAATCGTTCTCAGCCACATATTGCGGGACTTGCGGCTCGCCGGAACGCAGTTGTTCCTGCACAAACTCATGCGCCCGATCATCAACAGGACCACCATCAGCCCTAGCCGCCCGCATGTTATCAATCAGATTGGGATATGGCCGACCGGCGGCTTTGGCCGCAGCCTTGGCGCTGGCCTTCTGTTTTGGGCTTAGCGGCTCAGACTTGCCTAGCTTCTTGGGGCGGGGCTTATCCCAGATCGGGCCGCCCTTGGCTGCTTGCTGGACGGAATCATACGGATCAACCGCACCGCCATCGGCGCAGTTCCACTTACGCAGCGACTTGTTAATCCGGCTGTCGGGATCGTTGGCCGTCTCTGAACTGGTCAGCTTGGCCTTCATGCCCTTCATGCGGGCGCAGAAACTATCTCGCCGGGAACCACCCTCCGGCTGCGGTCGCTTGATATCATGGCCAGCGGCGCGCAATGACGCACGCCCCTTCTCGTTCAGCCCACCCTCTGGATTCTTTCCTTCGGCGCGCTGCCAGGCGGGGCTCTTAGCCATCATTCAATTCCTGTAGGTTTCTGCATCGCCTGCTGGCGTTTGAACTCAGCTTCTTGCTGGCGATATTGCTGATCGGCCTGCATAGAAGCTCTATCTTTCAATAGCTTATCGGAATGGACCAGCATCGACTGCTGCAAATCAGCCTCCGCCAGCTTTTCTTTTGACCGGCGGTCCGCAGCGTGGTTGGCCGCATCAATCGCGACCTCTTTTTCACGCACCCGCGTTTCAGCGATCTTGGCTTGGGCCATGGCGATCTTGGTCTGCTCTTGGCTCGCGGCAATCTGCTGTTTGCTGCCCATCTCAGCAATCTTCGCCTGAACGCCGGCAAGTTTGGCGTTGGCCTCCATCTGACGGATCGGGTCCATCATGGGCGGTCCAGCCGGCGTGTTATTGAACAGGCTCTCCGCATCCTCAATGCCGACCATGCCCAGAATGCGGGTATAAACCTCTTTCTGGTTAAACATCGGCGGGTTTTCTTTCGCCATCTGGTAAATGGCAATCGCCTTCTGGATGCGCAGGGTTTGGCTGGCCGTATTCGGATCAGCCTTCGGAACAATGTCCTTGTTATCCAAAGCCTCCTGCAACCGGGCAACGTCACGCTGGAACGAAGGATTCCGGTTAGACCGCCAAAGGGCCTCCGGGTCTTTCTTGAACAGGTCTTTAAGTAGCGCAAACTCCTTCTGTTGCGCTGTATGCATACGCTTGTGGACGGCGCTCAGAACCTTTGTCGCCTGATCAATCAGTGCAATCGTGGTCCCGACAGGAGCATCATTGCGCCCCTCGCCAACAGCCGTCTCAGCCGTGCCGCCAAGGCGCTGGCTGGTCTGCTCCACGTTCTGGATGATACTGACAAAACCGCCCGTCACGTCACGATACGGCAGGGGCATAAACGCTTCTTTGAGCGGGACGCCATCGGCATCCATGGGAGCTACCTGTCCCGGCCCGACCCTGATCGACGTTGTCTGTTGCTTGCCGGTGGATCTAGCCATGATGCCGCCCGGAAAATTAGCGAGCATCCCGTTATCCAAAGCAATTCGCCAAGCAGCCGTAAGAGCGCGTGTAGCATTCCCAAGGATATGGAGCAGACCAAGGTTGACACCGGGAAAAGCCGGGACAAAAACATACTCCACGAAAACTTCCTTCCGGGTGTATGTGTCATCGCCTTCTTCCCACCAGCGGCGGATTTCAAGTATCTGCTTGGAATCCTTGTCAATTGTCACGCGGTAGGGCAGCGCAAGGCCAGTAGCCTCGCCGTCTTCCATATGCTCATAGCCGCGAAGATCAATCTCGCAATAGCATTCGTAAATCTCTCTATCGACTTCCTCCGGCTCAACCGTCGATTTGGGGTCAAAGCCAGAGATGTTCTGAAGCGCAACATCAACCGTGTTAGTAGACATGGTTGACATGCTGGGCGGCCCAAGCGGAGCCTCGCGCCATACGCCGGCAAGCTGCATACGCTTGATCTCAGACGGGCGCATTTTGGATCGGTGAGTAATACGCGAACAAGCCTCAAGGCTAACCGCGCCATCGGACAGGATCAGATCCTTGCGGTCGACCGTCTCAGAGACAGGACGGCGCTTGATCGGGTGAAAGTAAACCTTTTTATACGCCTCGCCGCCATGGCCAAGCGTGAAGAACATCCGATCCGTATCAGGGTAATACTCAGGAGCGCCCACCGTCAGATAGTGGTTCATATCCTGCTCTAGAGCATTCGCGACCGCGTCCAACTCGACCGTCTGGTCGCCATCATTTGCGACTTTGACCGGGCCATCTGCCGGAAGCATTTCACCACGCGCGTTGGCTTGGAACCGAAGGACGGCTTCAAGCAGGAGCGGATGACGCACAACTGAAATACCCTCGTCATTTGGCTCGCCACGCGGTTCCTCCAGCTTAATGCCCAACAGGTCAATGCCCTTAACAACGTCTTGCAAACGCTGCTCTTGGCGGGTGATATCTTCCCGGATATGGCGCAACAGATTATCGGCCACATTGGCAAGCTCGCCAGCATCAACATGCAGGGCAAGGTTCTCGTCGTGGTCCGTATCGTCCCCGCCTCCGGCCTTCACGTGCGGGGCGAAGTTAATGCTAACCGAACCGTCAGATAGCTCAACCTGAAGAATGCTCGCGTCCTTTACCGCTTCTTCAAGCCCGCCAAGGTTAACGGTCTCTTCGTCCGGCAGGGATGCTTGTCCGGGGCCAGACTGACGGAGATTGTAATGATCCATGGGAAATCCTAATTGGTCGGCAACCAGCCAACGTAGCTGCCGGGAATGGGGCCAGCAGAAGTGTCCTGAACGGCGTAATAGTCGCCATCCTGATAGATGGCCTGAACGCGATATAGGTTAACCGGATTTGGACTAAGCCTGACAGTCAGCCAAATGACCTGTCCCTCAGCCGGCGGAGGACTCATAGGCTTCAGCGGCGCTGGCCTGCTCATTGCGGCCCGCCATACGGCTCAGCAGCCATAAGGTAATCAGACATTTGCCGGCATCGCTCAAGGGCTATGGCAAGAGCCTTGGCCTGAGCCTTGATTTCCTCAAGAGCCTGCTCCAAGCCCTCAACATCCTTATTGTTGCGGATTGCGCGGCGGATGCGGCGCATCTCCTGCCGCAACTGATCATGCTTGGCTTCAGCCTGTGCCATTGTCAACAAGGCGGCCTCCGGGCGCGGGCATAGTTTGGGATGTATATTTTTTTAAATGATTTTCCGGCAATTAGCAAACTATTAGCCGTCTCCTGCGGACGGATCGGGCCAAATGTAATCAAAGTCTGAAAGTTCCCTGTCCCGCTCTTCCTTGAGATAGGGAATGCAGACCCTTCCCTCGCCTGCCCATCGGTAAAGTGAGGGATGCTTTCCATCCGGCTTGGGCGCGTCATCGACCCTGACCCAGCCAATCGCCTCCCACTCCGGCGCATCGGCCAGAGGGACGTAATGGAATATGCCGCCCTTTCTAGGCACTTAAACGATTCCTGATATCTGATTGATACTCTTCTTCCCGCTCAATCAGAACTGCCTGAAATCCCTCATTTACCGCAGCTTGCGCCGTCGTCCCTGATCCAGCAAACGGATCAAGCACAGTTCCGCCCGGCGGCGTGACCATGCGGACAAGCCATTGCATAAGGGCGACCGGCTTGACTGTCGGATGCTTTGAGCCTGCGCGGTCTGCCTTGCTGGCCTTGGTGCTGTAGAAGAAGCGGGCTGCGGAGCCGCCATTGTCAGCAACACCATTTGTGACGCGGTTATGCGTTTTGAATGTCCCGATGCTGTCACTTGATTTATTAACTCTCGCCGCGCCGCTACTGGGAGCCGTATGCGGAAATAAGTCCAGCACTTGCTGGCTTCCATCGTGGCAGAGATTGGCAGGCCAGCGGCCTTGTGTAGTTGTCTGGCTATTATCCGCGCTTTCGGGTATGTCTATCCGACCTTCTGCCGCCCTCCACGTTTTCATCTGCGTGCGCGTTTGCGTAATTGTCTCAGACCCAATCCTTGTCGCATCTATGTTAATTGCGCCAGTTCCCCAGCGCAGGACATTCGCCGCGACTGTCTTTTCGCTTAACGGCTTGCGGGCTAGGACGATTGGCGTAACATCAGGGGACAAATTGCCAGTGGCGCTTAAAGTGATCTGAGCAAGTAATAAGTTCAAGGTTCTCAATGCGATTGTCAGTCTTATCACCATTTCTGTGGTGAACGTGTTCTGATGGTTCCAAATCTCTCCCAAGATGCTCAGCCATGACCCTGCGATGCTCTCCGATATATTTCCCGTTATGGCGGACGTAATAATATCCGTTATTTTTGTCGAAATATTTTCCTCCACGCCAGCAAGGGTTTTTGTCTCCTGCGTTTTGTCCTCTTTGCCAATCAGCCTTACATGAGACAGAACAGAACATTCCTTTGTTCTTATCGCTGCGCTCAATTCTTGCTCGCTGAATGTAAAAGCCAGAGCCGCAGACGACGCAATTCCGATGCTCTCCAAGCTTCTGATTTTGGCACTCGCGAGAACAGAATTTGCCGCCTCGCTTAACTTGGCTTGGAAAGCGATCAAATCCTTTTCCGCATCGCTCGCATGTAAGTCTAACCATTGCGAAATCCTCACATTTGTCTCTGCAAGGATAATGGCGTTGTGCTGCTCAACTGTCAAGGGTTTGGCACACAGCAAAACTGGCTCATACGCTGGCTTCAGGGCTGTGCCCCAGCCTTGCCATTCGCGGGCGGCGTCTGTGGCGGGTAGGTATTCTCTGCCAGATTTATCAATAGCGGATGCATCCTCCATCCAAGGACGCTTCCAACCATCGGCTAATTTATGGTCGCCTCTTGAATGAACATTTAATTTCTTTTCGCCAAATGAACCCTCACGGCCCGCCGCCTTATCAATAGCCTTGCTGACATCCATGGATTTCGGGAAGCCAGTGCCGAATACCCACATAAGGCTGTCGCGTATCTCAAAGCCCGCATCCTCAATCGCACAGGCTAGGCGATGGTAATTCTTCGGAGCGCCAAACGCCACCATATGGCCGCCGGGTTTCAGGACGCGCCAGACAAGAGCCCATGTGTCTGAGCAAAAGGCAATACCGCTTGCGTCCCATGACTTGCCCATAAAGCCAAGTTCATAAGGCGGGTCAGTAACCACCGCATCAATGCTATTTTCCGGCAATGACGCCAGAACCTCAAGGCAGTCTCCAGCGTGGAGAAATACCCGGCCATCGGCAAGCTCCATTCCATTCTCCAATACTTTACCTATCCGGTTGGGTCATTTCGGGTAGGTTAAACGTCATAGATTATCTTTTTCTTGGTCGGATGGCTGGCTTCCCAAGCAGCGCGGGCTGCGATATCCTCTTGCCTGTCTAGCATTCCTCGCTCTCTAAGATAACGCAGGGCTTGGGTAGTCGAGTCAACCGCGTCATCGAATTTGCCCTTCGGAAACGCCTCTGCCTGCGCAATCACCTTCTCCGCCCATTCGCGGTCAGGAGCGTAAACTTGCCCGTTGGTAAACACCGATTGGACGCCATACGCCCTTGCTACTTTATCCAAAGCGCCCGGATTTACTAGCTCCACGCTCCAGCGATTGACCCTGTTCAGGCGCTTCAGTTCCTGCCCGACCGTGATTCCGTTAGCCTTGGCCTCAATCAGGAGCTTGTCCACCTTGAACTGGTTGCAGTGGTGCGCGACCCATTCGCATAGCCCCCAAGCATTCCTCTGGCGGATGGCAAAGGCGTTGTCAGTCTCGCCGGGTTGGCGCTCCAAATCCTCGCCATGGATCGCAAGGCGCATCTCCTTGGCATACATAAGCATAACCGCAGGAACGGTATCCCTTTCCTCCAGATGCTCAAACCTTCTCCCCAGCGGATCAACGTGGGCCAGCGCAACAGCCGCAGATCGCTGCCAGATTCCCCAGATGGTCAGATAGCTGGCGTCGTTCTCCTGCTTTTCCGTATAGGCGGTGTCCAAGCTTGCCAAAATATAGTCCATCGGAGGATAGGCTGAGCCATCCTTGATGCCCTGCGCATTAGCCTCGTTCTCGTCCCAGAGCATCCAATCCTGCCGGCGGATGATCGCACCGCCCCTGACTGTCGGACGCTGCTGAAACTGGCCAGCCGTCGCATACGGCCCCATAACGCGCTCGTCGCGCTCCACAACCTCAAGTGGAAATCTCTCCGGGAACAGAAGCTCGCCATCATCCTCGCGGGGATCTTCAAAGCCTATGCCCGTGAAGCACTTACGGTCGGGCTCGAACCGCATGGGCAAGCAAAGATGCTCGTAACCTAATTGTTTATCAAGGATAATCCCCGAAACATCCTCTTCGTGCAGCCTCTGCATGATCACGATGATTGCTGATTCCGCAGGGTTATTCAGTCGGGTCGGAACGGCCTCAAGGAACCACTCAGCGGTTGTAGCGCGCATGGCCTCCGAAGAGGCGCTTTCTACGGAGTGGGGATCATCAATAATAACAATATCACCGCGAGAACCGGTAATAGA